TGACGATAGGCCCAGGTATCGTAGAAGAAGCGCCCCTCGCGGGGCAGCCCCCAGAGCACGTAGGGATCATCCTGTCCGTTCGCCCCCCAATGGCCCCATATCCACGGGGCCACGATGTCCACCCGGTTTTGCCATAGCCTGACTAAGAGCTCCCACTCCCAGATTAGGTCGCTTTCGATCCATAGGATGTAGTCCGCCCAGCCGTCCTCTAGTGCCCAGGCCCGGCACTCTGAGGCCAGCTGCGAGACCTGCATGAAACGCGCCGTGTTCTCCACAGAATCCCACAGCGGCCCCGCACAATCCTTTTGCCTCACCCGCACGTAACGCTGCCAGGAGGCCCAGGCACACAGGCGCTGATAGGTATCATCCGCGCTATCCCCCTCCAGGCAGTAGACGCGCAAGCGCTCACGCGGCCAGGCGAGCGCCTCCACCTGGCGGATGAAACGCGCTAGATGTCCCCGCCGTGCCGCGTCACGTAGGATCGTGCACACCGCCACTTTAGGCAGCATCTCCCCGCAGCTCCGCTCGATACTCCTCCTCCGACCGCGCCAGCTTGCGGACTTCATCTGCAAGCGGCCCATCCAACGGCTTGGGCCGGCGCTGGAGGGTATCCTCGACCTCTTCGAGAAACGGCTTCCAGTATTCCCGTGTCACCTTGTCCCAGTCGTACGCTAGGGCCCCCGCGCGCGCCTTAGCCGCCTCCTCAGCCCGCCGCGCCGTGTCCCAGGAGTAAATCTCCTCTAATGCCTCCACGATGTCCCTCACCGCCACCTGCGCCACGAAACTGTTCAATGGCGTGAAGGCCAGCTGCATCGGCTCGATGCACACCCCCGAGAAGGTCAGCTCCGGCATGGATGTCCAGTTCGTGGTGATCACCGGCGTCCCACAGGCCTGCGCCTCCACGATGGGGATGCCGAATCCCTCATTGCTGGATGGCGAAAGGTGCACGTCGGCCGCTTGATAGATTTTGGCCAGCCCCACGTCGGGGATGCCCATGTGTAGTTGGAACTGATCCACGTTGTAGATGTTCTCTTTCGGGATGCCCAGAGCCTTCACCAGGGCTTGCAAATCCAGGCCGCCCTCGGCCGGCGTGATGTCCGTGTGGAGATACAGCACGGCCTCCTCATGGCGCTTGCGGAATTCGTTGAAGGCGATGACGCTCTCGCCAAGGTGCTTGCGGCTGGGATAGCCCTTGTTCGCCGCCACCATGTCGATGAGGAAGCAGTCCTCCGGGAACCCCAAGAGCCTCTTGACCGCGCGCTTGTCCTCCGGCGGGCAGTAGATGCTCGTCTCCACGCCGTGGGGGATGTAACGCGCCGGGATGCCTGCCGCGCGAGCCTCCTCTAGCCCGAAACGGCTGTAGACGAGGGGGTAATCCGCCGTCTTGGCCCGCCCGGCCACTAAGGGCGGGATGGGCTTATGGTCCACGGGAAACCACGGCGCCCAGGCGCAGCCCAAGCGCCGCCGATAATCGGCCGGCAGGACCCAGATGTCCATCAGGCTCACGAAGAGGTCAGCGCGGAAATCTTGCACGATAGCCCCCGCAACGTCGTTGCCCCAAGGGTCATGTACCGCCGGATACACCGTCAGCCCACCCCAGGACAATTTGCCCCCCTGGACACCGTACCAGGCGAACTGTGCTATCGCATGCCCTAGCCGCTGCAGGCGTGGCAACAGATAGCGCGCCTGGATGCCATAGCCCGTGTTGGCCCAGAAGACGTTGCTAGACCAGACGATCCTGAGAGACACTTGCCCCCCTTAGGCTTTGATATAGATCACGCGGTCCCTGCGCGTGTACTCGCTCGCCGACGCCTCAGAGAAGGCATCCTCGCGGTCGATGTCGAACGTACCCCAGCTCTCTGTCTGTTCGCGCAATTCCCTGGCGCGCTCGGCGAACAGCTGCGCGCGCTGGCTCGCCTGGAAGCTCATCCCGTCGGCGCTAAACGTCGCCTGCTTAGCGTACTTGCGCGCCAGCCACTGGCAGCAGGCGATGGCCGCGTAGATGACCGAGTTGCCCTCCTGCTCCAGGAAATACTCGATCTCCGCGTCCTGTAGGTCGTACGCCGTGCTGTCGTTGTCCGGGATCATCAGCCGCACTTTCCCCACGTTCGTGCTCAGGTCATAGGTGAAACTCATGTCCCTCGCTCCTTCCCAGGAGGCAGCGATTCGCGGGGGCGAGGCGTTTTCTTCACTCGCCCCCGTTCCTCTACCTTGCCCAGGGTCCAGTCGATGCGTTCCAGCACCTGGCGCATGTCCCGCAGCTCCTGCAGGATCGCCGCCAAGAACGCCTGCTCCGCATTCTGTGGTCTAGGCTCAGCCATCCTCACTCCTCATCAGCTGATCGTCGGATCGCTCCACGAGCCAGAGGTGTTCTGGCACAACACCGCTGCCGTGCGGTCCGCCCCGCAGCCCACGCCGAACTCGAAGAACAGGATGGCGTTCTCCAAGGGGAACTGGCGGATGTGGTCACCAGCTAGGAGGATCACCCCCAGGGGGAACTGCGTGGACCGGCGCACCTTCAAGGGGTTGCGCTCGTCCATCGGCCCGTAGCTCTTGTACAGCGCGTAGTAGGTCGTGGGGATGCGCCCGCAAGCCCGCACGCGGATCACGCCGTAATCGGTGTTGATCACGCCAAGATACTCCGCGTCCACCTTAGCCACATCCGTGTCCTGACCGTACTGGATCAAGGGATCGGGGCGCCGGATGTATCCGGTCACGTTGGTCGTGTTCGTCCAGGAGCTGATGTCCGACCTAGAAACCAGCATGTCGTAGGGGCCATCATGCCCATGCTCCCAGAGGTGCTCGACCGCCGTGGTCACGTTGGCCTGAGTGATCCCGTTCAGCGCCAGGTAGTGCGTATGCGAGCTGGTGAATATTCCCCCGCGATCCGGGCGATAGGGCGGAACGTACGATGGGTCCGCCGTGCCGCCATCGCAGAAGGGCATATCGTAGCCGCTGGAACCAACCGACTGCCTCGTGCTGCGGAAGAGCTTGGTCAGGATGGTCTTCTGCCAGATGTTGCGCGCCTCGGCGATGCCCATGGCGATATCCGCATCGATCTGCGCTCGCCGCGCCTTGCGCAACATGTCCCACGTCCAGCCGAACTGGAAGTCGTAGGCCTTGAGGGGCAGCATGTGCCCGGTCGTGGCCCCGCGCTTCGCGTCCGGCCGGCTGTACTCGGTATGCTCCTGGAAAGCGTTGGAGACGCCGATGGGGTATTCCAGGGCCATCTCATCCGTCACGCTGACCAGCCCCGCGTAGGGCTGCTCGCTCAGCAGCACGCCGTTGAAATCATCCAGCGCGTTCGTGATCTCGGTGAGCAATTCCTCATACGTCTCACCGGATTGCAAGCGCACCTTGCTGAGTTCGCCCGCGTCCCAGTTCGCTGGGAGAGCATACTGTAACAACGCGTTCCTACCCAGAGTAGCCATATCTCACCTCCCTTACGACTGCTTAGCGATGGACTCAGCGCAAGGTCGTACGAAAACGGTCGTCGTCGCCTCCGCGATGCCCACGATATAGTTGTAATAACCCGATCCAGCCTGCCCGTCGGCCAACTTGCCCGCCGTCGCCGAAACCCAGACGTGCGAGCCGGGCGTCAGGCTGGAAAAACCCGCCACCGGGCCATAGACCACCACGTCCACCTTATCCCCGCTGACCGCGACCGTGCCGCCATCAGGCGCACTGACCACGATCCCCAGGGGAATCGCCGAACCGATGGTCGACGTCCCGGCAGCAGCCTGCAGCACCGCTCCGGCCGTGCCCATGTATACGCAGTCGCCCACATATACCGTGTCCCCGGCCGAATAGCGGCGCACGATAGCCCCCTCCAAGGGGCGTACATCCGCTGCCGTCACCGTCAAATTAGCCATATTGAACCTCCCTGTTTAGTAACGAAATCTCCTTCGCCATTCTTTGCGCTTCTCCTCAAGCGAGACGGCCTCGTTCGCTGGCCCGCGCCCCTCCGTCGCGCCGATGTTCGCCGCCGGGGGCTGCTTGGCCTGCAAAAGATGCGGGCTGTCTTTGGCCAGGGCCGACAACGCCGCTCGGATCGCCTCCACATTGGGTTGGCCACCCTCGTCAAACGAGACACCCGAGAAATCGGCCAGACGGTAGGCGTGCTCTGGCTTAATGAAGCCCAACACCGCCGCCTCGCGCTCCACATGGAAACGCAGCCGTTCGGCCTGCATCTCCGCCTCCAGCGCGGCCAATCGCGCCTCGTATTCCTGCGCCTTCGTCTGCCAGCGCTGGACCTCGCTCATCTCCGCCTCGCGGCGTTTAGCCTCCGCCGCCTCGTACTCCTCGGCCTTCCTCGCCTTCGCTTTCAGCGCCTCGTAGTCCGCGTACTTCTTCTGTACCCTTGCCAACCTCTCCTGGATCAGCCGCTCCACCTCCTCCTTGGTGAAGGTCTGCTTCTCCACGGCCTCGGTTTTTTCGGCCTGCTCGGCCTCCGGGACGGTGCCCGTGCTAGAGGTCGCCTCGGTCTTCACTGCGTCCTGTTCCATTCCCTTATCCATTTCCCTTTCTCCTCGACTTAACCGGCGTCGGAGCCGTAAGATAGATCATCAGTCGCCCGCATAGCGCCGCACCATCTCCGGCGCATCGCGTTTCAACTCCGCATAGAGCCGTTTGAGCTTGCGCGCCGCCTGTCGCCGCGCCTCGGGGCTCACCTTGAGCTTGCCCAAGTAGGCCGCCGCCGCCGCCATCGCGTTGGTATTAATCGGCTCACCGGGCGCCTTGCGCACCGGCAGATAGCAGCGCCCCTTGACCTTCGGCCTCCCCGGCTCGTTCAAATCCAACAGACAGACCTCACAGAAATCGTTCGCGTCCAAATCCGCCTCTGGACTCGTCCAGGGTGCATCCGTGAATGGCATATGAAACCTCCTGTCCCTAATGTTTCCCTACGCCGCCTCCGCATAGTACGCTCGCGCCTCGTCGCCCAGGATATCCCTCAGGCTGCGCCGGCTGATCTCCGTGCCAAACGTGTCCGTATGGCGCTCGCCCAAGAGATCGCTCAGCGTGACCTTCCCGTCCTTGTAGGCGCGAAAGACCGCCGGACCCAGGATGTTCTCCTTCGTCTCATCGGGTAACCCCTCGAACCAGGTGGCCCCGTCCGTCTCCACGAGCTCGTACTCGCCCTCCTCGTTTTGCACCCGGCGCAACGGCGGCCCCTCGCGGTCATAGATCGTCACCGGCACAGCCTGGCAGCGCCCGTTGGGGTGATCCACGAGCTCTTCCTCTAGCGGATGGATGCTCCCATCCGCCGCGATGCATGCCGCGCACGTGTTCGGCCCCAACGCCGCCGACCAGCGCCATCCGCGTATCACGTCGTCGTTCGCCCGATAGCTCTCCAACGTCGCCCGGCGATAGGCGCGCAACATCTCCGTCCGAGCGATCCGTATGGCCCGCTCCAGGCCAACCCCCAGCGCATCGGCCATCCTGCGCCCCACCAGGACGGGGTTCATCCCCATCCCCAACCCGCGCACCAGCTCGCGCTCCATGCGCTCGATGACCTCGGCGGTCAGCGCCGGCACCCCCACGTGGCCCACCAGGAAATAGTCACGCAAAGGCGAGCCATCGGACAGCGCGCCGACCAGGTTGTCTAACGCTCCCTCTGGCAGGCGATGGAAGAGTTTGCGGATATCATCTAGCGTCATATCCGCCGGCAGCTTGCCCCACCCTGAACGGTTCGGCCGGCGCACTAGGTTCTCGGCGATGGCCGCGACGTAGATGTCCTCCGTATCGCGCAACGCCTGCTGGATGGCCAGCCGCTGGAGCGCCTCGGTCTGCGAGGAGGCGTACAGGCTGAAATCGGCCAAGCGGCGCGTGGTGTCCTCCATCAGGTTGCGGTAATAGTCCAGCCGCCTGAGGCGATCCACGCTGAATGGTTCTCCAGCCTCTATCGCTGCCCGCACGCGGGCCGCCAGGAGGTTGAATTGCTCCAGGCTCGCCTCGAAGACCTGGGCATAGCCGGCGATAAGCCGCTCCATCGCCGGAGCGCTGGCCGCGTCCAGCTCCGCCGCGTGGCGATCCAGCCAGATATAGAGCGTTCCCCTACGCCATTCCCTCGGCCCCGCCACCGCGTCCCTCCACCTTCTGGCCCCGGCCGGCCAAGAATTGCTGCAATAGGCTCGTGCCCACCTTGCCCTCTGTCTCCCGGCTGGCCTCGAACATCTCTATCGTCGCCTGGTCATAGCCCATCTCGGCCCATAGCTGCTTCTCTGGCACGCCCATCTGCAGCTTCTGTAAGAGCGCTTGCATCAGCGCGGCCTCGTCCTTGACCGTCACCTCGGCCCACTGCGTTTGCACGCGCCCACCTGGGACTGCCTCGCCGGGGCGATACATATTCCACAGTTTGGCGCTCAGATAGAGCACGTCCTCCCAGGCGTTGCCGAAGACCTTCTGCTTGCGCATGTACTTGGCCACCAGGCCCATCTCCTGCATGCGGAGCGATTCCCCGCTGGGCTGGTCCGCGCCCATCGCTTGGAAGAGATACTGCGGCGTGCGCGTGATCCCCGCTCCGACCATGATCCAGTAGCGCGCCACGGCGATCAGCTGCGAGAGGTCCACCGGGTCGATGGCCCCGATGCGCGCGGCGGCGTCCGTGAAGCGCAGCACCTTCCCTGGGCCGAGCGTCAGCGGCTCCTCTTCCCCCGTGCCCTTGTTCACCTTCGGGGGCACGCCGGTCACGTAGAGAATGCGAAAGCCAGCCGAATCCGTTGCCGCGATCAGGTCCAGGTCGGCCTTGTTCAGCATGTCCTGGATCGGCATCAGGTCCTGTATTTCCGAGCCGCCGGGATTCTCGAAGGCGACCAGCGGGAAACCGAGCGGCTCGCCGCGGGCGTCCGTCCAGGGGATAGGCCAACCCGCATCCCCTTCATCCTGGAACTCCTCCCACATCGTTCCCCCAATGCCCGAGTTGGATGTGCGCGTGGTGATGTACTTCTCGATGCGGTCGGGGAAGTAGAGGTTCATGCGCGTTCGGCCATTGAGCTCTTTGTTGAGCGGGTTGTAGATAACCCAGCGCTTCACGTAGAACGCCACCGCGCCCGTGCCTGAGTCCAGGCAGGGATAGATTCCCTGCGTGCCATCCCAGGCGTAGTGCACCGTCCAACGCGGATGGTCGCCGTCCCAGTCCACCATGACGTAGGCCACGCTATCGCGCGCTGCCGCGCGATAGATGACATCCTGGGTAGCGTCCATCCTGTTCGCGTCCCACCACGCCTTGCCCATGTCCGCTAGCGCCTGCGCGCCCTCATCCAACGGCGCGAAACCCTGTAGCTGGAGGCGCTCTACGGCCATGTCGATTACCAGGCCACAGATGTTGTGGCGGTACTTTTCCCCTCGGCGCAACCCCAGGAACTCCTCCTGGCGGTCGGTCAGGTAGGTGGGATGATCCCCGGCGGCGTAATCGCGCCATAGGCGCACGCGTTCGGCCTCCTCATCCTTCGCCGAGGCCGCCCACCGCAGATAGGCGATCCGCGCTTCCGTCGCATAATCCGTCATCGCCATAGTCAGTACTCCATGATGCTGTAGGGCAACTCGTGCATGCCGGCGGTAGCCAGCGCGTAGCGCAAGGCGTCCATCGCGTGGTCGTTCTGCTTCTCCGGCTTATCCAGGGCCACGCCGTTTTTGTCCTTCGCCCAGACGTAGGATTCGAACTCGGCGATGGTGTTCGCGCACGACGGCTCCACCGTCAGCCTCGGCCGGCCATCTCCGGCTATGGCCAGCTGTGCCTTGACCAGCTGGATGCCGTCGTTCACGTCGTGCATGGCCGGATAGACGTTCAATTGAGCCGCTTGCATCTCGGCGATCAACCCCGCCGCCGACGGGTCCACATAGACCGCTTCCACGCCGTAGCGCCGGGCCATATCCCGCACCGCGTCCACAAACGTCGTCTGGATCACCCGACGCTGATAGAATTCCTCTATCACATGTGCCCGGTCGTCAGCGTCTATGCCGATAACCAGGGCTACCGCCGGGTTGGTGTAGCCCTCGTCACAGCCGATGACGAACCGCCGGAACTCGCTGACATGCCGATGGCCGACGTGGACGTCACGGCTAAACTCCTCATAAACCAATCCCTCGAAGGCCACGAACTCGGCATCCAGCTCCTGGCGGGCGAAGGGGCCGGTGTAAATGCGCCGCAGGCTCTCCTTGAACTCCGGCGCCAGGTAGGGATTCTCCTCCGTCCTGGCGCGGAAAACCCTCAGCGTCCCATCTTGTACGCGCTCGTAAACCCAATTGCGGCCCTTGGGCGTGGTGGTGAGCCAGACGGGGCCCGCCGTGCCCTCCGCGCGCACGCGGCCAATGACGATGTCGAAGGTGCTAGGCGCACAGAGCGCGGCCTCGTCGATGTGCGCCCAGTGGACGTTGGGCCCGCGCAAATGCTCCGGATCGTCGGCGCTGCGAAAGAGGATTTCGGCACGCCCCACCCTGGCAATGAAATCGGACTTGCTGAATTGACTGTCAGCGATGCGGAAAACCTCGCGGTAGGTGCGCAATATTGCATCGGCTAGCATGCGGTACGTTGGCGCAACCACCATACCGATGCTCGGCTTCGGCCCCCACTCGGCCAACCACTTCATGGCCTTGATTGCGCCTCCGCGCGTCTTGCCCGCGCCGATGCCGCCGATGAACGCCGAGAAGCGGCTCGTGTCATAGACGAACTGCGCCTGCACCGGTCCCCAAGGCTCAACCCTAACGATTGTCGCCATCTGTGCCCTTCGGATAGACTACCTGGAAAACGATAGGCTCTCCACCAGCACCCGTAATCTCTTGCCGCTCGGTATAGCCGCGGTGCTTGCCCTTGGTGCTCAGGTAGTATCTGAGCATCTGCGGATCACCTTCGCTAATCAGCTCGATGACCTTCGTCTCGGCCATGTCCAGCACGCGCTCACACTCATCTCGGTAGGCCTGTTGAACCCTGGGATATCTCTTGATGTATTTGTCGGCCGTATGCCAGGAACAGCCCACCCGTTTGGCGATGGCAGTGATGATGCCGCCAGTGCCAGGGATAGCATCTAGGAACATTTTCACCGAAATCCTACGCCGACCCATTCGTCAATTCTCGCACACTAGACACGCGGCGATGGCCTTACGCCCATCTCCCCAGGCCACGGATCACTTACTAACCTTGGGGTAAGGCCCATATTGGCCATCCTTTCCAAACAGACTGCCACATACTTAGGCTCGATCTCCATACCAAAACAGCGGCGACCCAGTTGCTCAGCGGCGACCATCGTAGTGCCGGATCCGATGAAAGGATCGTAGACGTCACCCTCATGGTTTCTGATAGGGCGTGCCATGCACTCGACGGGCTTCTGTGTGCTGTGGCCACCATCGACATTTTTATCGAGTGCGATTTTCCATACCGAGGGCTGCATATGGCCGCCAATCCAATGAGCCGCGGCGCCTTTTCTGACCGCATACCAGACAGGCTCGTGCTGATAGCAATAGTGTCCACGCCCAATCGGAATGTGAGGCTTGACCCAAATGAGCATAGCGCGTATCTGATAACCTGCAGCCTGCAGCGCGGCCCCCGTAATGATCACATGGTCGCCTGGAGGCGACCATGTATAAACCACATCACCGGGGAAAAGGCGCCAGGCGTCTGACCAGTCCGCGCGGTCGTCATTCGCCACCTTTCCTACGCGGGACGCCGCGTAGGAAAGTAAGCCCTCCTCAGCCGCCTCATTGCGCCAACTAGGATCATAGTTCACACCATAGGGTGGATCAGTCACCATCAGCAATGGGCGTTCCCCGTCCGACAACCTCGCCACGTCCTCCGCATTTGTGCTGTCCCCGCACAGCAGCCGGTGTTTGCCGATCTCCCACAACTGGCCTCTGGCAGTTTGCCACTTTTTCTGTAACTCCACCGCTCTGTCTATCTGCGCTTCCGGCGCTTTCTTCTCATGTTCCAGGCCCGCCAGAAGCTCACGCAGTTCTTCCTCTCTGAATATTGCCCCAAAATCCAGCCCAAACTCCAAGTCTGCCGCAATCTGCTCAACATCCCATTCCGCCAATTCCGCCGTGCGGTTGTCGTAGTAGGCCAGCTTGCGCTTTTGTTCCTCGGTAAGTCCACGCCGCCGGACGGCGATCAGCTCGTTGCCATCAGCCTCCACAACGCGCACGCGCTCTATCCCCGCCTGGGCCGCTGCCTCCACGACGCCGTTCCCAGCAAGGATGGTATCATGCTCATCAATGACGATAGAGCGCGCCGCCCCCACTTCATTGAGACTGCGCTCAATCATGCCGATGTTTCGCGCGTTATGCTTGCGCGGGTTGCGCTCATCTGGCTTCAGTTCGCCGATGTGTTTAACGTCCTCTCCCATTCATTCCTGCTCGCCGTAAAACAATCGCTCTATCTCCTGGCGTTCCCTTGGCCCCAGGAGCGACACGGGGATCACCTCAACCGTCCTATCGCGTTCCCGCCTTCGGCGTTGCTCCTTTTCCTTTAGGTGTTTCACCCATTCGGGCCATTGAGAATACAGATCACCCAACCCATATCCCCGCTGACAGGCCTCACAGACCCAGAAGCTTTCCGAGATTGGCTTGCCGCAGATCGCGCACTCCGCCCACGCTCGTCTCGTCAACATGTGCTATTCCCCTCACTAGCTACAACTCAAAATCGCGGGAAAATATACCCTTTAGCCGTTCCAGGGCACGCCATAGAAGCATATGGACATTCTTTTGTGCAATTCCCATCCTCTGGCCAATCTCCTCTTGGGTGTAGCCTTGCAGCCAGAGGGATAGGGCCAGGCGCTGCTTCGGCGTGAGCCGCGCGATGGCCCGCTCTAAGTCGATCCTTAACTCGCACATCTCTATTCCCCCATC